AAGATTTTTCAATGATTTATTATAAAATATGCAATTATTAGTAGAAGTATTGATATTAGATACTAAATATTGTATTGATTCGCAAAGAAGGATATAGATAAATTATTAATAATATAACTTATTAATATCCTTTTTAGGATTAGGAATTAAAGACACCTAACCCTTTGTTTAAACATAGTCGAAAGACTTGAGGTAGGCATTTCCCTTAATTGCCTACCTCGCAAACGAAAGGATATTATGGAAGAAGTTAATTTATTTAATTATAAAGCATACCAAAAAAAATCTTACACAAGCAAAAACGCTTATTATAAAAAAAAAAATAAGCTAACATTAAAAGAACAAGTTTATGATTTATTGCTTGATAATCCACTTGCGAACCATCAAATCGCAGATAAAATGGAAATACCATTAAGTTCTGTGTGTGCGAGAATACGAGAACTACAAGTAGAGGGAAAAATAATAGACTCAAACAAAAGAGTTTTAAGTAAATACAAAAGGGAGTGTGTAGTATGGAAACGAAAATAGTTAGAAAATGGGCTATGCCTAATAAAAATACTTTTTCAATAAAACCAGTTAAAGATTTAATTTGTAAATATTTAAAAGGTAAATGGATTGATCCTTTTGCAAATGATAGTATTTTCAAAGATCGTCTAATTACAAATGACATAAATTCAGCTTATAATACAAACTACAATTTAGATGCTTTGAAATTTTTACAGCAATTTGATGATGATTCTGTTGATGGCATATTATTTGATCCACCATACTCAATACATCAAATAAACGAAGTTTATGATGGTTTTGGTAAAATTAAACAATTTTCAAGATATGCTCACGAAATAAAAAGAATAATTAAACCAAATGGTTATTGTATATCTTTTGGTTGGAATACTAATGGAATGCCTTTTGAAATGAAAATAAATGGAAAGAAACAAAAAACAGGTTTTTATAAGGAAAAAAAAGAAATTTTAATTGTTTCTCATGGTGGTTGTCATAATGATACATTGATTACAGTAGATCAAAAATATAATTCACAATTAAAAAATGTTATATTATCTGAAGAAATTATAACTGAAGAAGAACTTTTTAATAGATATGAAGAAGAAACTTTATAAATCAAAACAAGAAAAGTTGCATATGAGCAAAGTTGCAGCACTTGGTTGTATCATTTGCGGTATGAGCTTAGTACATCTTCATCATATTAGATATGCTGGTCTCGGCATGGGTAAAAAATCAAGTAATTATGAAGTTATACCTTTGTGTCAATTTCATCATCAAGGTTCTTTTTCAGTTCATGCTACACCAAAAGCATTTGAAGAAAAATATGGAACACAAAAACAATTATTGGAAAAGGTATTAGAAGCAATCAATGAGGAATAGTGGATTTTTTTTAGCATGGCGCAAAGTTTGGAAACACCCAGCTTTTCATAATGTTATTGAATCAGCAATATGGTTATATATGGTATCTAACGCATCACATAGCAATAGAGAGTTAAGGTTTATAGATAATAAGATTTATGTTAAAAGAGGTGAATTAATATTTCCTCTTAGAAAAAATGCAGCTATATGGAAAATGCCATATTCAACTATGAGGTCATTTATACAAAGGTTGAAAAAAAAACGAATGATTGATGTAAGAGTAACCAAGTGCAAACCACATGATAACCACCCTTACGCATCAGTTTCAATCATTTCGATAAGTAATTACGATAAATTCCAAGCACAAGTTTCAGGCGATAACCACCTATTAACCACCAACAACGCTATACTAAACAATTATACTAATAAATTAACTAATATTAGTAATGGACATTCAGGGGATAAGATCGTTGGTAACTGGGGAGAATATAATATTATTATTAAAGATGGGAAAAAATGGCTAAAACACAAATGGAAAGACGAGATAATACCAGAATAAGATGTCCAACCTGCAAAGGAAGAAAATTTTTATCTGTACCCTATCACCTTGCAGAACAAGAAACTTGGGTCAAATGCGATGATTGTAATGGTGAAGGAGAGATAGATATAGAATGAAATCACTTTTAAGAATTTTCAAATATGCTAGAAGAAGAATAATACTACTATCAATAGAAAATAAAGCACTTAAAGAATACATAAAATTAATAAGAAATGACAAAAAAACAAATTAGAAAATCAGATCATCAATATTGCATTGTAGATCATAGACAATATTTTTTTTATGAAATAACTTGGATTGATCCAACTGGAAATAGTGGTTGGTCTGATTTCAATGAATTAAGTAAAATGAGTTGTTCAAAAGTTATTACAAGAGCTTTTATATTTAAGAAAACAAAAGACTTTATATGGACATTTAGCAGTTATGATAATTGTGAAAGTACATTTAGCGATACAAATGTTATTCCAACTGGTGTTGTAAAGGAGATAAAAAAACTATGAAAATAAGATTTTACAGATTAGCAAGTGAACCTATTAGATGGCTAGGATTCGTACTGGCTATGATGAGTGTATATTTTCTTACAAATGGAGTAGTTGAAATGCTTTGGATAGGTTGGGGCTTATCAACATTTTCTTGTATGTTGTGGGTATATGTAGGTCTCAAAGATGGTGATTTATCAAGAACAGCAATGGAAATTATATATTTAGTTTTGGCTATTCGTGGGATTATTGTATGGTTTTAAAATAGACAAAATTATGAAAATAGAAATTGCTGATATTACAAGCATTAAACCATATGAGAACAATCCAAGAAAATTAAAAGATGCTGCAATAGAAAAGGTTGCTATGTCTTTAAAAGAATATGGCTTTAGGCAGCCAATAGTAGTTGATAAAGATAGAATTATTGTTGTTGGACATACTAGATACCGAGCATCAAAAAAATTAGGTTTTAAAGAAGTACCAATAACTATTGCTGACAATCTTACACCTGAACAGATAAACGCTTATAGAATAGCTGATAATAGAACTGCCGAAGAATCCGAATGGGATAATGAATTATTAAAAATGGAAATTAAGGAACTAGAAGCTAAAGACTTTAAGCTAGACCTGTTAGGTTTTAACGATGAACAATTAAACGATATATTATTTGAGGAGAAACAAGGTTTAACTGATGAAGATGAAGTACCTGAAGCACCTGAAGAACCTATATCTAAACTAGGAGATATATGGAAACTTGGAAAACATAAACTAATTTGTGGCGACAGTACAGCAGAAGAAACATTTAAAAATTTATTCAATAATAATAAAGCTGATTTGATTTTTACAGATCCTCCTTATAATGTTGACTATTCAGGTAGAGGAGAAAATGATCTTGGTAAAATTAAAAACGATAATATGGGTGAAAATGATTTTATAGATTTTTTATGTAAAAACTTTAATCTTATGTCTGATTACTTAAAACCTCTTGGTTGTATTTATGTCTGTCACCCTGATAGTCATAGTAAACCCAAAATAGCATTTGAAATAAACTTTGAGAAATTTTTTAAAAAATCATCAACTATTATTTGGGATAAAGGAAATGCTGGAATGGGTTGGCAAGATTATAGATCACAGCACGAACCTATTTTATATGGTTGGAAAGAGGGACAAGGTAAACACAGCTTTTATGGAGATAGAAAAAACACTAGTATATGGAGTGTAAAAAGAGATAATGTTTCAGGATATAAGCACCCAACTCAAAAACCTGTTGCTTTATCACAAAAGGCAGTTTTGAATAATTCTAAAGAAGATGATATAATATTTGATTCATTTTTGGGATCAGGCAGTACATTAATTGCTTGTGAAAAAACAAATAGAAAATGTTATGGTATAGAATTAGACCCTAAATATTGTGATATTATAATTAAAAGATGGGAGAACTTTACAGGGAAAAAGGCAGAATTAGAAAATGGACAAAATTAAGGCAAATATGACTAAAAACAGAAAAGGTGCTGGTAGACCTAAAATAATTGTAGATATAGAAATATTAAAAAATTTAGCATCTATTGGTTGCCCTGATTATGAGATAGCAAAAGTTTTAAATGTATCTGCTAGAACTTTAAATAGAAATTATGCCGAAATAATAGACCAATATCGTGAAAAAGGTAAGGCATCACTTAGAAAAAAGATGTGGGACAAAGCTATTAA